GGCCAAAATAATTACATAAATCTTGGGCTGAACCAAACTGCGCTATTTTCCTGGAAACTAATCCACCCCGTGGGTGGTTCATAAACAGAAAACGCAGTCAGGACTATTCTTTCGAAGGAATAGTGACCACCCAAGGGTAATACAAAATTAAAACATACACACACTCAACATGCATACATGAAATAACTAAGACGCTTTTAAAAGCAATTTAAAGAATGAGCTTAAGGCTCAAGGTTGAGGATTAAACGTTGCGCACCAACAAGATACCCAAAGCTAAAATCATCGGCTGCTGCTTCGAACACTGTAGTTTTGCCCATATTGGAAGCCCAAAAAGCGGAAACTGTAGGCGAAGCAACTCCAGAGGGAGTTGTGGTAAAGGGTAACAAACAATCATTAACAGTTAAACCCTTAGAAACACGAACAACAGATCTGTTAAGTAAAGGCCCAGCAGATTTTGTAGGTGCATCACCCTCTCGAACAATACCGAGAGGCAAATCAGAATAAAAAGGAGCTTCAAATTCAATAACTCCTGACAAATCAGGATAAACAACATGAGAAAAATTTCCTGGATTGGTGTTTAGTGCAGCTTTGTTCATGATCGGGGGCGACACTTTGGGAGTTGTGACACCAGTGACGGTCCGCACATAATAAGGTATAGAATCTCTCTCACCACTAGTAAAAGCACTAGAATTGAGATTAGAAGCAAGCGTAGACCTGTTACCAGAAGGACCTGTAAATAATTTATATCTTCTACCACCCCTATAAAACCTATAGAGATAGGAAATATAATTGAGAGGACTAGAACAGGGTTTAACTTGGACAGCATTAACCAAATCTGAAGTGATATTGCCAGTTGTAGAAACAGAAGTAGGCATGGTGATAGTGGAAGGATCTGGGACAGCATAGGTTTTGCTCCCAAAATAAGCAGTATCCAGATCCAAATTTCGAGCAACAACAGTATTAAAATCAGTAAGAGTTGAAGTAGAATCAACCAAAGGAAAGGGCCCAACTACGCTATATGCATGTGCATCGTCTCTCCTAAAAATGGGGCCTAAAGTCTGCGCAGTCATTCCATAACGACGAGTTAAGGTGCGCAGATTCGTGACACGCTCGCCAATAGTGGATTTGCATGGGAACATTGGATCCTGAACCCCACCCTTAAAATTATCCTCTCCTCTGGTAGTCACTAGGTCAGCACTACCAAAAATTTGGGCTTTGAAAATTTCCCGATCCTCATCATCCATAACCGAAGGTTTATTATCCAAATCTAACTCACGGGAAGGAATAGAAGGCAAGGGTTCAGAAAAAGATGTTGGAAGAGTTTGATAATAATTAATAGCAGGAACATAACTTTCAAAATTTGGAACTGCAAGTTGAAAATCATCGCCTGCAGCTATCCAAGGAACAATGGTTACTTGATTGGCGGCTGCCGCGTTAGGACTCTTCAAAGTGGTAAGGATAGAAACCACAACATTACCAAAACGAGATGTTGTACCAAGTGGGCCTAAAGAAACAGTCTGCCAAAGTGTATTCCCGACGTATGGAATATCGATTGTCAATTCTGAGGATTTAGAAAGATCAAGAATCCAAGTATAGCAAAAGTCCTGATTGGTAGTGGTCTGTAAAGCAGCGCCATTATAGGGGATATATGAAATTCTGAGACGACCTGTTTGGAAAGCAGTTTTGGCGACGGAAAAACGATACCGCAAAGTCCCACGCCATTTCTCAAACATGGAAGAGACATAGGCGAGTTGGGTAGGTTCATACACTATAGCATTAATAGGACAAAAACCAGGATTCACAGGGAAATTGAACAGAACATCTCCAACTGCACTATTGGTTCCTTGAGTGTTCCATTCAATTGGATCGGCACAAACATTAAAGCGCTTGCAGATATAGAGAATATCCATCTCATCTTCAGTATTACCAAAATATTTGTCATCTGGTTGTATAGAATTATCTTGATCATATGCCAATTTAACACAATTATCCGGAGAGTTATAATTTGTGTAACCAGCAGCGGGCACGTTAACAAACTTGTTGACAAGAATAGATTGATTAGGTTTACTCCAACCAATGTTGTTCAAAGCAGAAGTTGCCCAATTAGATGCCCACCTCACCACTGGTTGTGCAATTTTAGACAAAACAGTAGTAGGTTGGATTGCTTCTCCCTGGAAAACTTGAGCATTAAACTTATTTATTTCACAACCTCATTTGAAGGAACGGATAATTCAATATTTTCGAACCATGCGAAAAGGGTTGCGTCGACCACTCCAGCATCTCCTGATGCAAGTTTAGCAAGAGGTTGAAGATATAGGATTCCAAAATTACCTTCACCCCTAATAAGATTCATATGGGATAAAGGGGAAATGAATGGAACACGAAGCTCAACGGGACTACCAACGTTCAAGTCAACCTCAATGCCTGTATAGCCCGTGGCGTTGGGAAGACTAGTGGTCACTGGGCGGTTTGTATACTCCTCATAAGGAGTGTAGAACATCCAATACTTACCCTGCATAAAAGGAGTTGCATTATATACGATTCTAAATACCAAATCAGCCTTTAAATATGTAAAGTAATTCAACTTATTAACCAAATTTGCATTTTGTGTAAACAATTTACCAGGGAATTTAAAGTTAAAAGGTCCAGGAGTTTGCGTGATCGTGAAATCTTCCATAACTTTAGGACGAGAAAGAATGCCTGCGATATCATGGGCCAATTGATCATGAGAAGAGGAAACCCACGACTGCTCACGTTGCAAAGCTTCAGAAAAAGAGGTGGACGCAACATCGTCCACGAAAGTGACAATTTGATCAGAATTAAAAATTTGATCCTGTGTAATTTCATCTTTAACATTCATAGCAATTAAATTATGGTTTAGGAAAACCCATGCAGACTAATTAATCATACACTCAAACCGGAGGGACATATATTCTTATTTTATAGTGGCAAACATATGTCAGTAGAATTATAGAAATAACTCTCCACTGCTATCTGTTGATTCAGGCTTTGCTGCTCATCACAACCTCCATAATGATGAGCCCCATTCAACAAACCTACCTCCCACCTAGCTGTAGTGAAAGGATTTCTTCCGACACGATAATCAAGTAAAATATTCAGCAAAAGAGCAACATAGTGAAAACCCGCATAACACTTGCGAAATCTTGAATAGTATGAAGGAAACACACAAGAAATCAAGAGACAATAAACTCCGAGGAAAAATTCCATTATTAGGCCATGAAGATCACTCCACACAATCCACAAGGCCAAAGGATTCATCAAAATCAAAGGAGAAGGAGTAGAGAGTTTCTCAAACTTTTCAGAAACATACACCTCAGCTTTCGCAACGATCATACCATAATTCGTCAATTCAGTGGTTCGATATTCGGAAAACGTGAGAATTTGTGGGGATAGACCAACCTCATTAGCTGCCTGACGCATCTTTTCAGTCCAATACTGGAAAATTTCATGATCATGCAAAGCCAGTTCCATAGCAGCATTCTCTATGTTGGCCACTGTAGCATCAACATGGTCAACACATTGACGAATCCAATTCACCATCTCAGTGCAGGTATTGATGTCAATGGGTGCAAGGTATCGTTGCTCAAATGGATCCCATTTAAATTGTCTTTTCAAATAGCCAACTTCAGAGAGGGTCCGATAAGGCAACATCTTTCCAGTTTTAGCTTCATCAGTATAAGTCATCCCGAAAGTAGCAAATGCCTCCGCCATGGTGATTTGATTAAACACTGATGAAATTTCATCTGAAATGTTCAAAACGTTATCGTCACCATAAGCAACCATTGACACGTGCTTTCTAAAATATTTCATTGAATTGTATCTCGTACCTGCAGTATTCAACATATACACGTAGCGAACTGCGATACTGTTGTAGATAGAATTCAAAATGGCTGTGATCGGGCATCCAGATGGTTGCGAATGAGTCCACATGTAGATTGATCCACCACAAACATGCACACTATTGCATATCTCGCGCCACAAAATACGACGAATTTGGGCATTGGCCTCACCATCATCATACCAGGCGTTAACTATATCAAGGATTTCATGCAAAATCTCAGAATTCAGAGTACCATCAAAATTAGAGAAATCACCAGCAATGACCTTTTTGCCTTTCTGAGAGAGCAAATCCGCAATAACGGTCCAGTCCATCGAATAGACATTAGTTCCAACCGAAATTTCATTAATATTTCTATTGTGGGCACAATGTGCAGTAAAGCCTAGAAAATATTTTCGGAAAATGAGAGTAAAATCAGCTGGGCCAGCAGAAAAAACGCGAGTTTTCCCTTGATCCACTTTCTCAATTGGACGACGTTCATCTTTCAAAGTATCTGTCCATATAGTGGGATAACGCTCATTTCTTAATGCCATTTCTTCACGATCTCGCATATTCTGAATCATGACAGGATGCAATTCATATTGTTCATCCTTACCAAACCATTCAGTTTTGCCAGGAAGTTTAGTCATGTTTTTCCAGGGGTATCCAGGGGCAGTTGAACGCTTCAATGGACAGGCAAAATCATCTCCCTCAATTCCAACGACGGATTCCCAATCTGATAAAACGCGTTGACGGACAACGTCTCTCTTGAAGTTTAATTTCACATCGTTGACAGCAGCACGCAAATACTCCTGATTCAACATGGTGGATGGAACTCCACATTTCTTTAATCCTTCAAACAATGGATCAAAAATTTTACCATCTTTCTTAAACGGAGATAGGTGCGCAGGCTTACACAATGGCTCAGTTACCATACCGTGGATTTCAGAAGCCCTAAGGCTAGTGACTTTAGGTCCACGGACGTCATAAAGCGGCACACCCAGCGGAATAAAATCTCCTTCGGGTACGACAATAGATGGTGACACCTGTGAAACCCAGCGTTCTGAATTTAATTCAACTTTACTGGACAAAGAAAATTTTTCAAGAGTCTTTGCAATTTGATCACCATTAAGTGATACAGCTATTCCAACTCCAGTGGCGCCCGCAACATGCATACCAATCAATTTACGCGTAATCAGTGGAGATACGGCGATAAGGACACTCCCACAATCGCCTGAAGACGTTTCCAAATCATAATGATATCGCTGGCGAATTTTGATCTCAACATCACGATCATAGTAGGCGAAGGGCGTATCATAACCTCTCACTCGTCCAAAACGCTGCACAACTCCATCAGCACAAGGCGTCAACAAGACTCCTTTAATCTCTGTAAATTTTGAAATCTCGTCACCAGTAATAATAGATTTGAGAATATTCGGGTGGTCACTCACAATGCGAGGGGTCTCAATCAAGATTGTGTCTTTCTCAGTGCCATCTGAAGAACCAACTTGTTCAACACGAATCACTTTAGGTGAAAATTGAAAACCATACAACATTTTATGATTCCAAATTTTGATGGAATCACATTGCTCAATGTACGGCACCAAATGCTTTACCGTCATGAAAATACGCCCAATGATAAAGCAACCCCGCACAGTGGCCATGTGTTCATTGCCCTTGTAACACGAGATATAATACATGTTGCTAACAATCTTCTTTGACAAATCAAAGGCGTTTGCATCAGCCATAAGTTGGGCTTTTCCATCTTGGGTCTCTTGCGATATCTGGTTGATAGTAGCGACGCGCGGATCAACAATGGCCTCAGCTCGGTTGTTCCTTCGCCACATACGGCATTGAGAAACTCCATCGGCTAATTTTTCCGTACGAAACCTCCCAGTCTTTTGAGTTTTGGGGTCACCTGAAGCTGTTAATTCAGAACGCACTCTCTGATTTCTCATCGTGCGCGGATCACCTGAAGCTGTCAACTCAGTGTGGAATCTAGTCTGACGCACAGTTTTTGGGTCACCGGAGGCTGTCAATTCAGACCGATAAGAAGCCTGTCGTGGCATAACCAATGCTAACAAACCAATTAGGGCAGTTACGACAACCAAGGAAACAGCCAAGACTACATTGTCGCGTATAAAACGAACTGCTCGTGTAAAATAGTCACTGATCAAATTTGCTGTGGCATCAAGAGCTGCTTTCGCAGATCGTAACCAGTCCCTTATAAATGGCGTTTCTAGGACCCTACTACGGAATGACACTGAATTCCACGCGACAAGGCCAAAATCTAAAGCCATCTGCTTCGCACTTTTCAATTTTTGAATAGTGTCTTGAGACAGAGTGACTAAGAAATCTTGAATAGATTCTTTCTTGGTCTGCCAGTTAACTTCATTAATCAAAGCCAGTACATGCTTGCGTTCGGAGTCTGTTAGTTGTTTAACAAATAATTCGCTGTCCAAGATATTTAGATATCCATCTGCATCAAAATGAACGATTTCTCTTCCGACTTGAGCGCTAGCACGCTCATTTAGTTCATCAATGACTCTATTGGTTCGATTGATTTTCCTATCATATCGGCGAAATACTAACGCGACAAGCTGCTCATAATTAAGAACGGGATCATCCGTCGTGTGTCCGGTCATTGGGTCACACAGTTCAAACAAATACACGTCGGTATTTATCATCTTTTGATTTGCCTGGAATGCTTTGTCGGGATCCAAACGGCTACAACCTTTCTTCCTGAATTCTGGTTTTACAGAGACCTGCACCGAGATATCTATGCGACGACGCACAGCTTCGGGGTGAGTCAAAGAAGCTGGTTTAAAATAAGCAGTATTTGAGGATAAAATAACTGCTTTTGAGTTAAAATAGGTGCGGCTCTTCTCTACTATTGATGCCATGTGTAGCGGATAAGGAGCTAAATTTCCCGTACGAATAATCTCGAAGAATTCGAGATTTGGGGCTCCAGCAGCGTCAACCATTTGACCAAAATCATCGTACAAAGTGATACGTTGGTTCTTATAGTTATCCCAATACTGCTGCTCGACATTGCGGGCATAAATCTCTTCAGCCCATTTACCATCAACTAATCCATCTCGCTTCAAGATGTCAATAGCCAAAGGATACATCATTCCACTTTTGCCCACTCCGGACGCACCATGTAAGTGAATCACAAGAGGTTCAACACGAGGACCACCTTTAAAAGCACCTGATGCCTGGACCTTGTCGTAATACGAGCGCACTACTCCAAAGTGTATATTCAAACAACTCAGAATTTTTGAGTCCATTTTCAAGTCGGTGGCCGTTGTAAGATAAGTCAACCC